CAGCATCAGCAGGAGCTGCTCCCAGCCCTGAGTCCTGGATCCGGGGACGATGGAGCATAGGACGGGTTTGTCATCAATGGACAACGGATCACGGACAATGGAGCCTGAGAATAATTTAAGGGTCTTCGAAAGAGGGTCTTTGGCAAGTACAAATACAGGGCAACCAGCAGAATAATGCCTGTGAATCCACGCAATTTGATGTGAACTAAAGTTAAGTTTATTATTAGTTATTATTTTTAGCTCTAACCAAAAGCCTCGTCTATAAAAGCCAAACAAATCAGGAATACCCAATCCTGATGTAGCTTCAATTCTTGTCCAAATTATTGATTTTGTGTTATTTTTTAATTGTTTCCAGAGATTCTTCTCTTCCGCCATGTTTAACTATCCAGCACCTTTCTTCAATCAAATCAACCATCAATAACTCAACCTTTAATTTCTTTTGTAATGGAGTCAACACTCGGTTAATTCTTTTCCCTTTTTTCTTTCCATTTGAATACTTCGCAGACGTTTTTACGTCGTATAAATGAACTTTACCTTTCTTGTCAATAGCAACAAGATCGACACAACCAGTGTCATGAATCGTCTTGAATACTAGATTCCCCTTCTTCAATAAGTATGTCATTGCCAGGCTCTCCGACAGGTGTCCCTTCAGATGTGTCATGGTCAATAACTTCATACTCCCCTTGAATGGATAACTTTTTTCGAAGTTCAATTAACTTATCCTCTACCTCTCCTACGGTCATAGAGTCGATTGTGCCATGCATAATCTCTTTTCTATCAACGTATAATCCAGCCACCATACCTCGATACTTTTCAGCAGCAATAGCTCCAGTAAAATTACCAGCTTTCTCCGCTGAATCTCTCAGTTCTGCTAACTTTTGTATGTGTGATTTATAGGAAATGGAATATCTCCTGTTAAGTTCAGCCCTTCTTCGTTCTATTTCTTCAACTACATGAGGATAGTATTTTGGGTTCTGTAGCTGACTTGCAATGACTGTAGCACCAGATTCTGCGTATCCAGCGTCTAAAGCACATTGTCTTGCACTCTGAATTGTGCCCTTTTCGATGAAAATATTAACAAATTTCATCTGTTTTGGGGTTAATTCGAGTGTTTTTACATCATTTTTAGACATAATTTTGACCTCCTTTTTGAGGTGCGGTGTCAAAAAAGCTATATTTTTCAACAAACCGTGTCATCTTGTAAACCAACGACATACCCCCGTATGACAACTTATTTACAGAGATAAGCCTTGATATATATATATTTTTACTACTTTGTAAATATGTAAACCAATTTCTGACTTTTCGGCCGATTTTAGATTTAATTTCTGTAGAATAATATATATTGGAGCAATGAGATTGGTCCGTGTTTCGTGGTTCGACACTATTGAACATCCTACAGGTTGGTATGAAGCCGATGATATCAAAGATCTTGAAGACGCTCCCTTGGTTCATAGCTATGGCCTCATCCTTAAAGAAAACGAAAAAACAATTACATTAATTGCAGATCTCATACCGTCAGATAAGACTTTTGGTCGGGGGACCACGATCCCTAAAGGAATGATCAAAGATATCAAAGACATCTCAGTTATAGATTAACAACTCCACCCATAGCATAAGCAATCGGTTTACCCATTAAAGCCATTTGTCTTGCAAAATCAGGGCTATTACCTGAGTTTAAATGATAATTAAAAATAGCTAGCTGAGGTTCATTCAAACCTTGTTTAAATGATGCAAATTGATCCGTGGACGGTGGACCCTGATTAGGCGTAAAAAAACTTTGGACCCCACCGTAAATATCTTTTAACAGGCTCATCAACGGCGTGCCTTTTTCTTTTACAGCATCAGCAAAACGACTAAAACCAAATTTAATATCACTTCCAATTTCAGGAAGTGTAGGACCATACATTCTTGCAAGTTCCATAGAGCGATCAGCCATGGTAGGACCACCAGGAACAACACTTTGTTTTAAACCCGTAGCTCCAACAACATCTCTCATTTGTGTATCTCTGAACTGATCCATTAGATCCTTTTGAATTTGTCTGCGATCTAATCTGTTATCAGAAATATCTTGTCGATTGTTAAAAAAATCTCTTCTAGTTTGATCTCTTCGTTGTTGCAAAAGTTGCATGCTTTGATCTTGTGCTTGTCTAGCAGTAGGTCCGCTTGGAGCAAAAACGGAAATACCTTGTGACTGATTAAATTGAGGAACAGCACCACCTCTGACGTTGGTGACTGTTCTAAAGTTTGGCATAGCGCCACCTCTAATATTAGTTTCTCTCACTGGAGCGCTACCACGGTTAGCAAAATTAGCTAAATCCCCTCCACGTCGATTAGTTACATTAGAGCGATTACCTCGCATTGGACCTGTATAGCCAAAACCCCTCATTATCTTTTCTTCGGTCTACCTTTAAGTCTTGGTGTCATAGGAATTGGACGTCTAGTTCTTTTACCCTGCTTGCTTTGCATTCCAGCTTTAGAAGAAGATCCTAAAATCATAGAAGGACTTCTACCTTTCGGTTTACCTGTATCTTTTTTCTTTAATTTATTTCTTAAATTTTTTGTTGCTTTTTTCAGTGCAACACCTGCAATTTGTCCTAATGGCATTGTTTGCTCCTTGGTCCGTGGTTAATAGTCTTTGTACCACTAGGAGCATAACAAAAATAAATGTCAAGAGCAAAGATTTATTGACTTCTAAAATTGAACTTTGATAGTGTGGTCGGTACGCACTATTGCATACAAAGGAGGTTTAACATGCAAGAATTAGAAAAAAAATTAGAGGAAGCGTACATTGTTATTGCTCTCTTACAGGCTAAATTAGCAGAAAAGAAGGAATAAACTAGGTGGTCCGTGGGCTTTGGTCACTGGTCAAAGCTCTACTACCCTTGGTCACAATATTATTCCACTCATCATGCGTGAACTCATCTTTACTTCCATCTCGATAAATCACCCGATACATTATTTTTTCTAACATCTCAGGCGGATCAGAAACTTTCGTAAAGATTTCTACAGCTCTTACAATATCTCTTATCATCTTGGGAAAGATAACACATTTCCATTCTTGAGTTTACTTAATTTTTGGATAATTAAACGTCGTGTAGCTTCCTGTAAATCCTTGGTATCACCCACTAATTCGTGGTCCCAAAGGTCTGCACAGGCCCGTAATGCTTCGACTTTTTCGTTATTACTTTTAAAATAACTTTTATCGTGGTCAATCAAGTCTAAAACCATACGCCTGGAGATCAGAGCCTCCAGGTCTTCTGTCATCATGTTGATATTCATGATGATATTTTAGCAATATTTAAAACTTAATATAGTAGATTTCACCATTTTTTTTCATGGATAAAAGACTCTTTAACTTGTCTTCATAGAAATCTAACTGTACGACATCTCTCCAGTTTTTATCGCCTTGACTGTTACGCACGGCTTTTCTCTTGCGTTCAATCATGCTTTGCACACGGTTAATATACTTATCTAACTTGAAGACGTTCATTCTTTTCTTTTTGTTTTGATAATTCAATTGCTGTTTCCATCATAACCGCTTGCATATTCGTAAAATAATTTTTACCCATGAGCTTCTCTGCAAGTTGTCGTGCTCTTCTTCTTTTATCACGCTCGTGAGCATAACGAACAGAGTATCCTCGTCCGTCTTGGTGTTCGTATACGGGTTTAAATTTTGCCATCATTCTCTCCTTTGTAGTCCTACCGTCTGAGTCGTGGAAAGTGGAAAGGAACACCAACCAAAACTCACAGCTTTTCATGTGTCCCCGGCGGGCAGTAGTAATAATAGAACAGTCATCTCAAAGCCTACTATTACCTCACACTATCCATCTGCTTTAACCGAACTAGACGGCGTAGTCGGAACTTGTTATGTGACTCTTCTACCATGTATATGCATCGCATGATTAGGTGTCAGGTCTGCATTTTCTTTTTGGTCCTTGAGCCATAGATCATATTCCTTTTGATCTAGTTCTTCTAAACCGTCTAAGTATCCTTCTAAAAAAGACACAGTCGTCGGTAAAGAAAAATTCGTGCGATCATGTTTCATATAATTAATCGCATTCTTTAAATGTTTTCGAAACTCTAGTGATCTACTTTCGTACTTTCCTGCCATTGCGTTTTTTCTCCTCTTGTTCAATTAGTTTTTGTATAAATCCACCCATGGTACAGTAATCTTCGTCTGCCATCGGTCGTGCTTTGTTATACACAGCGACTTTAATAGCCACGGATTTGTATTTGCTAGCATCCATTAAATAACTCCATATTGCGTTAGTAAAAAAATAATAATTAGACCTATGGCCATAAACCATCTAAACTTCATGATGATTGTAACAACAATCAAACAGATAATTAATATGTATAGCATAGTCCTAATTTCTTAGTATAATATAAGAATTTATGGTATGAATGTCAAGGGAGTATAAATGTTGAAATTTTTTCTAGTCGGTTGGGCTTGTATTGGTCTCGGATATGACCAAAAATGCGTTAGATTAGGTTCAGAAGTAATATTTGAAGACTTCGAAGAATGTGCTCAATATTACGAGCTAATATCAGCAGAGCTCTACACCCGTGATGAAACATTAGAAATGAAATTTCATTGTGTCTCATCAGGTGTGGTCGAGGATTTATTATAAAGTTCTCCTTACAAAATTAGGTAAAGTTCCCTCTTCTAAATACCAAGCGTAAGCTGCTTTCCAGTCTTTCTTGTATTCAGCTTTAAGGAAATCTTTGAACTCTTCTTCTTTATCTTCTTCACTTTTAAAAAAGTTCAAGAAGTGTTGTTTTGCTCTATTAGTTAAATTATACATTTCATTTTCTCCTGGCACTTTTATACACAAGAAAAATATTTTTAGTTTTGTTTTGATTGCAACACAGTTGTGCAAATGATAAAATCTTAGGATAGCAACGGCCGAAACATGAAAGGAATTTTGTGTATCGCAAAAGTTATTAGACTAGTGTCTCTTGCAAAAAACAGTTTATTAATTGTCGTTGCTAAACTTCAAAATCAGCTTCAAACTCTACATCTTTTTCTACAGGTAAATATAAAGTTCTGCCGTTTACTCTTTTGACATAAGATTGCTTGCATAACAAACAATGAAACTCATCTTTCTTTACACGAAACATAGGAACAATCACATGTTCATAAGAACAGTTTGGACAAAGTGTTGCTTCTACCTTGTCATCTAATTTTTTTTCTACTTCGCCTCGCCCCATGACGGACCTTCCTCACAATCTAATTTGACAGGAACTTCTAATTGAACTGCATTACTCATTATCTCTATGATCCTATCTTTTTCTACATCATCTGCAAATGAACAATCAAGCTCATCATGCACTTGTATGTGTGGTGTGATCCCTTCATTGTATAAATCAACCATTGCTTTTTTGGTCATGTCAGCGGCTGATCCTTGTATAATTTTGTTTAATGCTTTGTAAGTAAAGGCTCTTTTAATTTGTTTGCCATGCTCTCGCTCTGCTTCGTCCCTGGGCAGTGGTTTGTGGACTCCGTATCGTGATGGTTCCCACAAGTCAAATCGACACTTACGACCTAACAATGTTCTTACATGACCCACGTCAGCAGCTTTCTTCATCGTTCTTTCAATCATTTCTTTAACAAAAGGCACACGGCTATGATACTTCTCAAAAAGGTCTTCAGCTTGCCCTGGAGTCAATCCTAGCTCTGAGCTTAATTTCCCCTTACCCATGCCATAAAACAGCCCTAAATCGATCGTTTTAGCCTTTTTTCGGTCTATTTTAGCCATCTCAGACACCATTGTATGGAAGTCTGTGTCTTTGTTTTCATGGTATGCGTTGACAAATTCATCAGCCCCTTTCAACCCGCCAGCAGTCAAG